CGGTTTGTGCTCCATCCTCGAGCTGCACGGTCATTTGTGACCCCGTCGGGGTGATGTTCCATCTGACGCCGGAAACGACGCCGGTGAAGTCGAGTGTTGAGCTCGCGCCTTCGGGCCGTAGCCGGACGGTTGTTGAGTCGCCGACTGACGTTTTGACGAGCTGGTAGTCGTCGTTTTCGCCTTCGACGATTGTTTGCAGGACGATGTCGCGCACAGCGAGCGGTGGTGCGTTTTCGGTGCCGTACTGTGCCAGGAACGCGTCAGCGAGCTGTTTGGTTGCTGTGTCGTTTTCGCACAGCAGCCCGGTGCGGCTGATGCTTCGTGCGCCGAACTCGTCGACGTTGGCGGTTGCTGTTTGTTCGGTGCCGCCGGTGCTGGTGAACGACACCTGCGAGTAACTGCTTTTTGTGCCGGAAGCGAAGTCGATGCTGGCGTAGTAGTGCGGCTCGGTGCCTGATGGCGTCAGGCGTGCATCCCACAAGTTCAGCGGGGTCACACCGACAACGCCGGTCACAGCGCTTGTGACTGGTTTCTGGCCTCGTGTTCGGAACGTGACAGCGTTGTAGGGTGTCGTGCCGTCCACGGGTAGGCCATGGCGACTGTAGACATCGCCGCCATCACTGTGTTCGACGGTTTGCAGCAGCGAGCCAGCGGTGCCTTTGTAATCGGTGACAGCTTGCAGCGTTTGGCCGGCATCGCCCGACGGGTTGACAACCTGGGTTTGTTCGATTTGTGTCGTGACAGCGTTTGAGGCTGCGAGCACGCGTGAAATGTGGTCGGCGGCCGGGCCGGCGTCGACGTCGAGGCCGTCGGTAAGATCAAAACCGACTCGGCTGGTATCAAGTAGGCCACGGGTTGCCGAGTCGAGGGTAAAACCGGCGGCTGTTACCGTGCCAAACGACAGCGTGCCCATCATCGTCAACGCATCCGAAACGGTCACCCTCACAGACGACTCAAACGTGCCTTGAAAGCTGTACTCGATATCGGTCACGACGCCAGTGAACGCTGCTGGTGGGCCGTGCGTCCACGACGGTGCGCCGGCACCAGTCACGTCAGCGTAGATGCGGACTTTGGTGCCAAGGAATTGTGCGTTGGCGTAGGTGCCGCCGGCGTCGGGCGTGTAGGCGCTGGTCGTGTTGTCGAGCTGTAGAACGCAAGTGCCGCCGCTGTATGACAGGGCGTCGCCTCGTTTGCCGTAGCTGATCGCTGCGCCCAAAACGTCACCGATCGGCACGGCGGGCGGGTTGCTGCCGCCGTCCTTGTCGGTCGGCTGAAACTCGAGCGCCCAGGCCCACGAAGCCATTACAGCTGCCCGGTAAGAATCGGGACGGTACCGCCGTGCGCCCGTGCGTACCGTTGCAACGCTGCGACAACATCGGCACCATCCGAGCCGACGGGCATGTTCACGGTGACGTTCATTGTGCCGCCGCCGCCCAGGCCGCCGAGGCGGTTGTTATTCATGATCGTGCCCGAGCCGGTCGGCACAAACAGTTCTGGGCCGGTTTCGCCGACGATGTACGGGCTGCCAGCACTTACTGGCCCGCCAGCTGCGAGGCCTGGCACGAAGCCTGCAATGTCGCCGAGAATGCCGCCGCCAGGAATCAGGTCTGCGATTGCGCTCGCGATAGCGCTACCAGCAGCCTTGATACCGTCAACGATGCCGCCGACCAAGTCTTTGCCGAGCTCGATCGCGCCGTCAACCATCGCGGTAGTGAGGTCGGCAAGTAACGTCACGAGCTCCTCGATCACGTCAGGCGCGACGTCAATAATCCATTGGATCAGCGCCCAGCCCCACTCGGCAAGATAGCCGATGATTTTGGGAAGCGCTTCGGTCAACATCCAATCTCGAATCTTGATCTGCAGCTCGACCAATTCCAACAGCAAGTCCGGGATCAACGGCGCGACCCACTCCACAAACGCTTTCGCCCATGAGGCAAGCTTTTCAACGATCATCGGCAAGCCGATGTCGATAAACCAGTTTGCGAACGCTGCGATGAGCTCGCCGAGTTTGGTGAGGAACGGCGGGATAAGCGGTCCAATCCAGTCGATAAACGCTTTGGCCCATTCTTGAAGCTGTTTGACGATGGCCGGCACTGCCGTCGTGTACCACCAATCGGCGAAGTCAAGAATCAGGTTGCCGAGTGCTGCAAGCATCGGCGGCCCAGCCTTCTTAACCCAGTCGACGAATCCTTGCGCCCACACTGCGAGCTGTGCCTTGATCGCCGGCCACGCTTCTTTGATCCGTTCGGAAACGTTTGAGATGACGCCGCCCAAGCCCTCCTCGTCAAACACCTCAATGAGCTCGACAACGATGTCAGCGGCTTGTGCGAACAGCGGCAGCAGTTTACGAGCCAAGTCTTCCTGGAGCTCGCCGAACGCTGCTTTCAGCTGGTTCTGTGCAGCGGTCAGTTTGTTGCCACCAGCGGCATACGCTTCCTGCGCATCGGTCGACTTCTCAAGGATCAGGGCCTGCGTCGCAAGTGCTTTGTCTTGCTCGGTGATCGCTTCTCGACCGTTTTGCTGAGCGATCAGCAGGGCACGCTGGTCGACTTCGGCCTGGTTGATCGCGATACCGAGCGACTTGAGCGAGTCACGTTCGCCGAGCAGCGCCTTTGATAGGATTTCGGCGGTTTCTTCGACGCCACGCTGCCCGCCCGACCACTCGGACAACGCACCAGCGAGGCCGATGATCTCAGTCGACATATCGGCGGCCTGGTCGGCCGTGAACCCCATCGGCTTGAGCAGGTCGCCGGCGTTAGCGGCGAGGCCGGCTGCCTGGGTCGAGGTGAGGCCCATGCGGGCTGCGACTTCGTCGGCCCAGTCTGTGACAGTGTTGAGCGACTCGCCGGAAAATACGGTGCCGATCTTTTGGTCGAGGGCGGTCAGTTCCTCGCCGACGTCGAACAGTTGCTTGCCGACAACGACGGCCAGGCCGCCGGCTGCAGCGCCCATGACGCCGAAGCCTTTGACGACGTTTGCCGACACGGTGCCGACTTTCGTGCCGAACTTGCCGAGCTTGTCGCTGGCTTCACCAACAGCTTTCTTGAACTTCTTAGCGTCGCCGAGAATGGCGACGTTGATTACGCTCGAGCCTGCTGCCATGGGTCAATCCTAGAACGTGCGCCGGATGATGGCCCGGACCTCGTCGTTGTACCGATCGACCACTTCCTGACGGCGATCGTCAAGCGCTTCATACAAAAACGGTTGCGGCCTGATACGACTACGGGTACGGCTGCCAGGGTCGCCAAAGTGGATGCGACCGGCGTAGGGCACCGAGCTTGGGCCGCTCTTTCGGTTGTTGCCAGCTCGGACTCGAGCAGCAGTCTTGGTGCCGCTGCCACGCACCGAGTTGCGCAGCCGGCCGCTACGCACCGGCGTCTTCGTCTTTGCCGTGCCGGCAACGTCGTCAGCGAGCTGCTTGTGCAGGTCTTTGAGGTCTGACATGTCGTCGCCGACTTCACGGAACTTGCGACGCAGCTCCCTGCCGCCCTCGACTCGGACTGCGGGTTGTGCCATCGTCAGCGCCTCCGTGCTGCTTTCTCTTGCGCCTGGTGACGCTCTTTCAGTATTGCCTGCAACGCACGAATAACGGCCGGGGAAGCGTTCTCAAGCTCGCTAATCGGTTGCCCGGTAGCGAGTGCCAACGACGCTATGCCGTAGGCGGTTCCCCTTCGGCTAAAGGGGTGTCGTTGTCGCTGTCGAAGTCGATGTCGACCAGCGTGTCTCGAAACTTTTCCCAGGTCGGCACGACGAGCCCGGCGTGCCGGCGTGATTCCCACGCCAGCCACGCCACATGCTCGATCTTTGTCTGCTGCAACGCTTCGATGGCGCTCGGCAGGTTGAAGTACCGCTCCAGCTGGAGCAGCGTGCCCATCGTGGGTTTGCTTGTGACTGGCTCCGTCTCATCGGCCAGTCGAGTTGAGATGGAGAGATCAAGCATGTCAGCTCGTTGCGACCGTCACAGCGCCGGACAGCGGCCAGGTTACCGACACGGTGGCCAGGTCGGACACGCTGCCGTCGATGATGGGGAGCTCGGTGACGAGGGCCGAGGCGGAGTGTTTCGGGTTGGTCGCTGCGACCGTGGCGCTGGTCGGCGTCATTTCGACGGTGGTCGTGGTGCCGAGCAGGCTGTAGAGCGTGGCGTAGACGGACGACGCACCGAAGTCCTGGTGGAACTCGATCGACACGCTGCCGTCCTTGAGT